GAAGTCTTGCATCTGATAACCGTTTATGCCTTTGTAAAACCAATCTGCTACAGGATTATAATCTACCTTGTAAAGAGACTTAAGGCCTAGGTTTTGCAGGCAGTAGTTAATACGGCTCTGTGCAAAATATTCTAGCTGTATGTCTGTGATACCTTCGATTTTTCCCATAGAGAAAAGACTTTTAATTATTGCTTGCTCGTGGCCATACACAGTCTCTGCTGCAACGTAAATATCTTTTGTTAGCTCTTCTACGTAGGCTTCGTCTATCTCACCGGCCTCTAATGACTCTTCCAGTAATGTTCTAAACAACCAACCAGCAGCTTCTGCGTGTAGGTTTTCATCACGAGCGGAGAAGTTAATACCACTAACAAGGTTCAACAGTTTGTTCTTACCCGAACTTTGAAAGTGTTTTAGGTAAGCGAATGAAGTATATAGAATAGCACCTTCTCCGAATGTAAAAGCACCCAATGCTCGTAGATCATCTTTTCCATAAAGCGTACTTTGAAGAAACTCAATACGTTCAAGTAGTTCTGCATCATCTTGATAACTCCTGTAGAATTCATCGTCGGCTAAGCCCAGCTCTTCGTTAATCTTAGAGTAGAACTTAGCATGAACTTGTAGTTCAACCGCACCAAACATTGCAGCCATTGGCTGAATATCGGCAGGCCTTGGAAACTTTCTGTATACAAAGTTTAACCAGAATTCATCACCAATGATCTGTTCATACTTGGTAAAGAGTCGCAGCAACCGGATAGTTCCGTATCGCTCTGCTTCTGTCATGTTAACCATAATATCTTGTTTGTCTTTGTGTACTTTTATTTCATCGTGAGGCCAGAAGTGGTGTGCTTGCTGGTCTGCAAAGGCAACTGCCTCAGGATAATCAACCGTAAACTCGGCTTTTGGTGTTCTCATTCTGACTGGCATTTTATTCTACATTCCTTACTTGTGTTACGTTAGTTGTATGTTGTTGTTCTGCTGTGTCTGCACGTCTGCTCATTTTTCGCATATCTTCTTTCAAGAAAATATCGTCTGTAGAATACAAGTGAGCTCCAAGGGAAGCTGCACCAGACGCTCTCCACTCGGGGTCTGTTCTTTCACTCCCCTCTACTCTTTTGCAAGCTACAACCTGATTCTGTAGGTTTCTGTGCTGGCAATCGACCAACTCATAGGTCTTTGTTATGTCCATTCCATTTTGATGAAGAATGGTAGCAAACTCTCTCGGTTCTGGTTGGGGGTCTACCCAATCATCTAGAAGCTGCAAGTCAGATACACTTAAATAGAAAAAATTCATAGGCTTTTATTCTCCAGTCTTTTGTTGAAATAACGTCTCCACATGTAACCACGAACAATAGAAATGAAAGTAAAGATAATAGTTATACCCATATTTTCTGCTAGAGACGTTTCTATGTTGTACAGAGGAGAAATTAAAAAAGGCCCAGACGAGTAGTGAAACTACCCAACCGGAGCCTACGTTTAATACTTGTTCTACTAGGGACTCTTTTTTAGATTGCTTCATTTCACCGCCCTAGGCTATGATTATACATGCCTTAGGCCTCCGAGTCAACTTAAAGGACATCAGCCGCCTCTAAGAACGGGAAGTGCTTATAGAGTTCTTCCCTACAGGCCAAGGCAACGTCTACGTGTTCTTTTTGAGTAACTCCCGGATCATTTCGTAGCTTAATATAGTGAATCCAACTACGTAAAGTTCCATTCATGTACATACGACTCATTGTATTACCTTCTGGTAAGATAACCCTAGCACACTCTTTTGCTATTCCTTTGTCGAGGGCTTCGTCATACCTTGCTTGCACAAGCCCTGTTATCTCTTCTTGTACATCGTCCCACCAAAGCTTTAGGGCATCACTGTCAGTTTCTACACTGTTTTGTCTATTTTTTGTATCTTGTAGTCGTGCCTCTCGCTTTACGAACTTAAAGGCTTTAGCATAACGTTGAGAAAACTCTTGGAAGCTAAAGCTGCGATGCCTAAGAATTTGTCTTGCGATGTCTCGCGGAGCCTCGATCTCCATCACAAGGTTGCTCATTTCAAACACAGAATAATGTCCGTGTTTAATGCAATACTTTAAAAGACCTCCTGCGGAATCAAAGTTCCCTTGGTTCTCTGGATTAGATACTCTGGCGCTATAACTAACAAGGCCTTCTGTGTCTGGAATCTCGTCAATCAGCGGTGTTGTAATACCTATTGCTCTTACTTTAATCATAAATCCTCCTGCAAGTATAACCTTTGTAGTCTTCTTGTTTCCCCGACATAACGTGGTACAGACCTCTCCGAGAGATGCCCCTCAGCCTACAGAACTCAGCAAGACCGTGAACCCTGTAGGAGTCACCTTGGGGTGTTATAACTTCATAAACCTTGCTCTGACTGTCTGACGCGCCTTTATCGTTAACTTGTAGCTTATTGTCGTGGGAGTGCTGTATATTCTGTTTCCGAGTTACCCACTCTAGATTTGTAAACTTATTGTTAGTTTTTACGCCATCTTTGTGGTTAACGTCGAGACCTTGGGCGTATCCTTCACAAAAGTGGAGGGAAACTAGCTTGTGTATGGTGTGGGTAGTTCCGCAACCAAACCTAACGCTTGGGTATCCAGAGCTCGATAAGGCCTGCCGTAATATCCCACCTTTTGTTGTAGTCCTCGGAAGACTTCTTATACGACCATCGGAGCTAACCTTATACTTCAAACCCAACCACATCCCTCCACGTCTCAACTTCTATCATTCTTTTGTATCTCCTTTAGGATTAACTTCGCAAATTCTTTCGGCGTCATGTTCTCGTTCTTCTCTTTCATCCTTATCGTCATCACTCCCTTTACAGAGATAAAATCTCGACTGTCTCCTGAGAAGTCTTCTGAACCTTGCCCGACGAATTGTACCACGCATAAGTTATTTTCTCCAAACTCTTTTACTAATGGATGAACTTCCTCTTCAAAGCCGGAGTCTGTGAACATAACACCAGATTCAAAGGCAGTGTTTGTTATAGACTTTGCAGACTTTTCACCAAAGAACTGATCTCCAAAGTGAGGCTTAGTTATACTCTCACTAATATATATTAGGAAATCCCTAGGGGACATTCCGTGAAAATAACTAGAGCCTCGCTCCTTTGACTCTCTTCCTATACAGAGAGATATAAAGGTATCATAATTTGGGCAGTCTGTAAACGGGTATGCACAGTCATATAGGGCCGACTTAAAAGACCTCAAGCTGCACCCTGTTAGCTCAGCTAAGGCAGCTCCTATAGTGTCCTTACCAGCCCCTTTCGGGGCGTTCAGTAAGACTATGCGATTACGTAGAGAGTTACTCACTGTCCATCTCAGAGACTTTGGTGACCATCCCTACAATCTCAGACAGATCAACACCAACGAAGTCATGAGGCTTTAGCATTTTACTATCACCCTTACGAATAACTGCGTAGTATTCTACACCATCTTCCATCGTAGACAGACGAACAAATGTTTCTACTTCCTTGGCTGTGTAATAGTCAACAGTTTCATTTGCATGTTCCGCTGTCTTGTGGAACTTCTCTAGGTTGTTGTTACAAACAAGGTCGAGGGCTTCATCAATATCTACACCACAAAGTTGTAGCTTCTGAAAGAGGCCAATAGCCACAACCATAATATCTGCAACACCATCAATCAACTCTTTCGTGTCCTCTTCGATGCAAGCGTCTAGAGTCTCCGCAGCTTCCTCTACAACAAGTTCTGTTTGGTTTCTAACATCAGTCCAGAACTCTTCTGAAAGCGGCCTAACGCCTTTGTTGCCGATAAGTGTGTTCAATAGGAATATCTTTTCGTAAGCTGTCATATAAGTTCTCCTGAATTATGAATATTTTTTGACTAGGTAATCTAGGCTAACCATCATAGGATTGCCAAAGCCCTCTTTAACATCGTGCAACATCGTGATGCCTCGGAAGTGGTTGTTACCTTGGTGACCTTTGTAAGCTTCGTCGTGTGGATAGAAAGCACCATTAACAATACCAATCTGTAGTTTACCGTCAATGCTTGGTTTGATTGCAATATCAAGGCACTGCTTGTGTCCAACAACAAATGACCTGCCAACATTCTTTAGGATGTTAAGGGCGTTGCCACCATACGGCTTACCAGACATTGGATTAGCAAGGTAGTGTACGTAGAAAATACCTTGACGTGATGTTGGTTTAAGGAAATCGTAAACCTTCCAGCCATACTGTTCGAGGTCTAGCAACTTCGTACCAATAAATCCGTGAAGTTCTGGATGCTCATTAGCAAATCTGTCGATTCGGTCTTCGTGGTTTCCCATGCAGAAGATCATTTCAGGTGAGTAGACTTTCCTCTTGCCTCGTCTCTGTCTAGCCTGTAGCTCTCTCAGTGGGCCTACAATGAGTTCCATGCCCCTATGGCCTGCCTTGATATCTTCGTGGAACCTACGCCCTTCAAAAGACTTCAAGCCCCTGTCGTAAGAGGACAGCGATGGCATATCAAAATGGTCGCCAATGTGGATGATCTTGTCAGGCCTTTTCGAAACAATGTATTTGCCTAATGCCTCTAGGTGAGGAAAGTCTTCATCTGGCTTGCACTGTGTATCTGCGATAATTAAATGCTTCATAGAAATATTAATCCCTCTCTGTGAATACGTAAGAAACCCTTGGGTTGTGTTTGTCTACCTCAGTTTCTTGTAGAACTTCGACCTTAATATACTCGTCGTTATCGTCAACAATAATACCTAGCTCTGTTAAAGCATCATAACAAAACTTGGCGTTTGCTGCTATGAAATTCTGCTTGTCTGATCTCCTGTTGCTCCCCTTGTATAGCTTCATAACAACGTCTATTGGTTTTAGAAACTTTATAGAATCTTGTTGGGTTCTTTTTAATTCTTCCTCTACGTACTTTTTAAAGAGTTTCTTCGCCTGATTATATTCAAGGTAGTGTACATTGTTTGTGTAATTGAGATTTACTTTGAATTTTTTATCTTCTTTGGTTTTTCTGGGGAGTAGGATTACCAATGGGCAGTCCAGTTTCAATATTTTTTTAGTCATCTCTACTACCCCCATGGCTATCAGAAAAATCCATAGATTCTTGGGCAACTTTCCTTGCCTTCACAGCCTCAGACTTAACTTTAAAGTAGCCCAGATATAATCTAACACCGTTCTCCTTTATTTCCGCGCACCACCCAACACCAGAGCTGTGCTTAGAGACACCAGTGGTTCCAGACGTGTTGTTATTTCTCCTGCAGGTGTTTCTATTCTGTACAGACCTTGTAACGTCTCGTAAGTTCTGTGACCTATTATCCGCCCTTTCGTGGTTAATGTGGTCAATAAAGTCTCTAGGCCAATCTCCTGTGTGTAACAACCACGCCAGTCTGTGCGATAAATAAAGCTTACCTGCTACCCGAACTCTGTAATACCCATCAGGGCACTTCCTACATCCCGCCTCTGTGCCTGCATTCCTCGAATTGTGTATTTTATCTTCCCTCGTTTTTTCTTCAATTCTATTCCAGAATAACTTTCCGCTTGTTGGGGAGTACCTCAACCTTCTCCTTATGTTGTCTTCAATGGTGGCGTCCATCTATCCCCCTTATGCCTTTCCATCCAAAGTAAGTCTGCCTGCTCTTTAATTAGCTCGTCAATAGTACGCTCCATTTGTTTTTCATCCCATGAGGTATACTGGTACGTCTGCGTTTCTTTATCCCAGCCTGCTTGGTTTGAATAGTGGCCCAGATAGACTTCGTAACACCTCTCATAAAACTCTCTATCCGTCTGACAATCTAATAGCAAAGCTTCCGCGCCTTTTTCGCCTATTGTTTTAATCTTTCTGAGTCCGTATTTTTTAGCTACTTCGACATTGAGACCTTCGCAACCGGGGATGTTGTCTGTTGTCCTATCTCCCTTGAGTAGCTGCTGATAGAAGTTCCTACTGGCTTCTATTCTGTTTATTAGTACGGGCTCGTCGTCTTTGTCAGGATTTAAGTGAAATCCGGGAGTGTTCCTAAGGTCTTTATCTATAGTCACACAAACTGTTGTGGGGTTTTTCTCGTCAGCAAGGAAGCCCCTGTAGGCTATCACAGATATGCAATCGTCTGCTTCAACCCCATGTACCACGATAGCACCTAAAGACTCTGCGTGGGCTCTCACAGCGTAGAACCAGTATGGTTTTTCTGCGTCACGCCCGCCCTTGTATTTTAGCACTGTTGCAATGGCTTCCCTATAATTACCTTTGCCGGTTAAATAAGTCTTATAGTTCTTAGCTTTAAGTTTTGATTTAATTGATTTCATCTGGAAATCAAAAGATTCTTTCGCGTCTTCTTCTGTAAAGTACTCAAGTCGTGGGCGAATTTCGTAAAGTTTATCCGCTTCCATAAAGAAT